GGCAATAAATGAATACTCTGCAGAAGAGCTAAAAGAAATGCTGGCTGAAAAAGAACAAGCTGAAAAGAAAGCCAAAAAGCAAAGAGAAAAGGCCTATGAAAAGGAGAAAGATGACTTTGTGAAATGTATGGCAGCTGAGATGATAGATATTTCTAGCAGAATGGAAAACCTCAAAAAAGAAATAATAATCAGAGGTAATAAGCTCCACAAGCACATGTATGAAATCTATGATAAGGAAGAAAAGGTTCTGAAGCAATTTTCTCTCATATCAAATGATGGGATGTACAAGCTGGAAATACAAAGCAGAGATATCTCTCACCTAACTGAGAAAGCAGAGGTAGGCATTAATACCATTAAAGAAGTGCTTGAGAAAAAATTTGCACACAGGAACAAAGTGATGTACAACATCATCAATGATATTTTGATGAAAAACAAGAAAGGAGACTATGATGAAAAGCTTGTGGCCAAGCTTAGAAAGCATGAAGAGGAAGTCAATGATAAAGACTTTAGCCAGGCACTAGATGATTTGGCCAAAGCCTACTCAGTAGTGGGTACTTCACTTTATGCCAGAGCCTATGTAAAAGATCCAGCATCAAATGACTGGAACAATGTACCAATGCAATTTTCATCACTTTAAAATATAATACTATGATACTTGAAAAAGGTAAAAGAGAAGAATTTGAAGAGGCAGCAAAGCCTTTAATGAAATTTTTAGCAGAAAACACACATCCTCATGTAACTGCAATTGTAGAGGCTGGAAGAGCTGAGATTTTGGAATCTGCAGCTGCTTTTGTTTCAGATGAATTTATACTTGATTGATTTTAAAAACTATCGCCCAATAAGCCGATAAAGTGAAATATCGGCTTATTGGTGGATAACGCTCGCCTGCTAAAATGTAGTTGATTCCGCTTGCGGAACGCAAGATTGAGGGATCAATTCATTTTAACAGTTGTTGGGAACACGTGGGGTTCGCTCCAAACGGAAACCTGACCGAAGCGCAGGCGAGCGTTGAGAACAATAGAAAATACTGAGAATTTAAAAATCAAGAATATGAAAAACTGGTTTAAAACACTATGGTTAAAATTTCACTTTAAAACTTATGCAATACTTTTAATTCTGTTAGAAGATAAATGGCATGTGCAATGTTATGATAAAGAAAGAAAAACTAGTAGATGTAAGTATTGCAGGAAAGAAATAGAAAGCGTTTATAAATGATTTTTAAATGAAAGGATTTTGTAGAGAGCGAGGAACGAGCGAACGCTATTGTTCTCAACATCAAGCTAAACAATCGTGCGGAGCATGTTGATTTAGCGACTGTTATCCACCGATTTTAATGACCAATAAACCATGCATTAAACCCCAAAACCACCCAAAATGACTGATAAAACATTCAAAGCAGAGATAGACAATATGAGCTACTATGATCTATTGAAAAGATGGAGACATTCTCCTTCTAGTGATCCAATATTTCAAGGAGAATCAGGGAAATATTACAGTAAAGTGATGGCTGAAAAAGAAGCAGAGTTAAAGCCAGGAGAAAAAGCCAAGATTTCCAAATCCATAGGCTGGTAATTAATAAAAACAAACCCAGAATCATGATACTATCATTCAAACCTCAATTTGTAAAGCCCATAGTAGAGGGAAATAAAATACACACCATTAGATTGGATCCTAAAAGAAGATGGAAGCCAGGAATGAAAATACATTTTGCCACTGGTGTAAGAACAAAGCATTACTGCAATTTCAAGATGGGAGTATGCAAATCTATTCAAAAGATAGACATGTTTAAAGGTGCTGGATATCCAGATTTATGGCTTGATGATGAATATAGGGAACTGCATATTCTAAAACAGATTGCTAAAAATGATGGCTTTGATTCCTTTGATGATTTTGTTGAATGGTTTTTTCCTGGACATACAGATAGTGTAAGAAGATTTGAAGGAGTCCTCATTCATTGGACTGATTTTATTTATGAAAACCTATACTCCAATATCAAGCCATGAACCTATTCAACTCTTCCATAAAGTGCAGTCACTGTCAGAAATACCTACAAATAGATCCATCTAATCCAGTTTTATTACATGGGTTCTTTGATGGTGATACTAAACAATACTGCTGCTGGACTGAAAAATGCAGAAACATGCACTATTACAAAAAGCAAGGTGCAGCACCTGGTACCACATTTACTGAAATGCCAGTAATGATACCAAGACAACTCATAATTCATAACTCATAACTCATCAATCATGCCCCTATACAAACAAATAAAAGCCATACACACACTCCTACCAGATTATATCAAAGAAGATAAGGAACTGAAGGGAGATCTGATACAGCAATACACAGAAGATCCTAAAAAGAGATCTACCAAAGACCTGAGCAATGGCCAGGCAGATGAGCTCATTGCTTTCCTGAAAATGAGCAATCCACCAGCACAGATAGATCAAAAGGCAAATAGGCTCAGGAGAAAGTTTCTATCTATTTGCCATCAGCTGGGCTGGTATAAAAAGGACAAAGCAGACAGAGTAGTATTAAATGCTGAGCAAAAGCCAGTGCTAGATTATGCCAGAATAGATAATTGGTGTGAGAAGCATGGAAAATACCACAAAACCCTGCAAGAACACTCTTATAATGAGCTGCAAAAGCTCATATCCCAATTCAATGAAGTTATGTACCAAACTGTAAAATAGATGCACCCAGACCAATTAAATACCAAGCATACCTATGATCCAAAGGCAAAATTCAAGCTGGAAATAAACAGGTCTGGCTATTTGATGCTGTGTAGATTGTTCACCCAAATGCACCCAGCAGAATGGGAAAGCCAATCCCATAAGCTATGTGCTGTCACACTTTACCAGCTAGGGCAGGATATGCTCAAGAAAAGTATAGACCAAAAATCAACCTACAAGTTGAGTATTGATTTCAAAGCAGCATTGGCATTTAATGAATTCTATCAATATCTTTATCATTATTATAATGATGAATATTTAAGATGCCTCCTTCAGAATATTTACATGGAAACTGATAAATTGACATTAAACTAAATTTCACTCACTCAAAATTTATAATTATGAAAAGTTTTAATGAAACTAAAAGCGAAATACAAGCTGAAGAACTAACCGGAAAACAAAAAGCAGGAGGCTGCCTATTCTTAATTGTTGTTTCAATGTTGATTAGTATGTGCTTTATCTATGTTACAGATAATGTTGATACTGAATTAACCAAAGAAGATCTTATACCTACCCAGAGCGAACCGGGTTATTCAGTATGGCAAGTAAGTTACTACTTAAAGAACAATCTTAATGACCCAGATAGTTATGAGTCAGTATCATGGGGCACACTTCAGCCCAGTGGTTCTGAATTTTTAATACCTCACAAGTACAGGGCAAAAAACGGATTTGGAGCTACGATTTTACAAAGCCAAGTATTTGTACTAGATAGTACCGGAAATGTAATTAGAGTAGGTGATATGTGATTAATCCCTAGGTGTTCTCCTAATCTTAGTGTAGATCCATACACCCAACAGCCACATTACTATAAATCCTATGATTTTTAGAAGCATATTTTCAAAATAAGAAAAATTATGTAGATTTGGCTCTGAGACAATTACCGTAGAGAGCAATCTTTACATTTTTATTTACGATAAGCGTAGCCCCGCTATGGTGCTGGATGTGCGAAAGTGCTCCTAACTCTTCTCTTTACGGGAATTGTCTCACACCTAAGGATGGGGCTACGTGCGTTTATTAACCTAAATCTTTTTGAGATGAGACAAGAAAAGATAGATGGCAACTTAAAGCCCACCGTTTTTGAGTTCGGTGAGAATAAACTCAGAACCCTATTTTTTAATAATAAACCTTGGTTTGTAGCTAAAGATGTTTGTAATTCTCTTGAATTAAAAGACACAGGTAGAGCATTACAAAAACTAGATCCAGATGAAAAGCTGACCCGAAAACTTTTCTGGTCAGGTCAAAATAGAGAAATGTGGTTTGCAAATGAATCCGGTCTTTACAATCTAATTTTTAGGAGCAACAAGCCAGAGGCCAAGAAATTTAGAAAATGGGTAACTGCAGAGGTGCTTCCTGCCCTGCGAAAAACAGGCACTTATTGTGCTGCCCAAAAAGCGCCAGATGCATTGGCTGGTCTTATCAATCAATCTACCCTAATATGTGGCAGTAGGCAAAAGCTGGCTGCAAGGCTGGGCATAGCTGCTGCTACATTGAGCCAAATTAGCAATGGCAAGAGAGATCTGTTCAGTGCAGAAATGTTTCAAAAGATAGAGGCAGGCTGCAAAAAGCTAATTGCCATGGGCAAAGTACCCTCTACAGATTTTAAGACCATAGAAATGCTCATGAGCATAGAAGACAGGAAAACAAGACTGGGGCTGTACAGAAAAATGAAAAAAGGAGGTGTACTATGAAACTTTCAGCAAAGCAAATACAGGATTTCAGCAATTTACTGCAAACCATAGAGCCAGAAAAGCTTGCTGCCATCATGGATGAGGTATGTGATGACTACAGCTACAAGATTATAAGTACTGCCAGTGTCAACATTCCATCCGAGCAAGATGCAGATAGGCTTTATTGCATGCAGGAATTGAAGCAATTCTTTAGGGAACTACAAAAAGAGTAAGACAGGCTGCCATCACACAATATTAGTCCACTTTATTTGCCCCGTACCGAAAGGTAGGGGCTTTTATTTTGTGGAAAGTTGCCCTATATAAAACAGCACTAAAACTTTGTTTATAGAGTATTTTTATTCTATGGCCAGAAGTAAACACCTGCAGCTTAAGCTCAACAGAAGAATATGGAATAGCTACCAAAAGCTAAAAAGTGAAAAGACCAAGAAAGGCAAATGCATTCATTCCTCTTCTTACATTTGGTCAACCCTAGAAGAACAATACTGCCTGTCTGAAGCAACCATTCAAAACATTATCTGGACTAGAAAGAATTGGGAACCAGATTTTTAAGTTGTGAAACAACTTTATTAACATGCCGTATAAAATACTAATCAGTTTTTATATGAATTAGTGTCAGCATTGATTACAAGCATTTATTGATTATATTACTGTTTACTGGTTAATAAACTATCAATATCTTTTCAACGTTATTGTTGATAATACAAAATATCAATTACTATATTTGTAAAAGCTAATTACAATATGCATTACGCACTACATCTAATACTCCCCTCTTTTATATGACATCACATATGTCATTATGTAAAGCTTTTGAAAATTCTTTCAACAAGTAGTGCACTTAATATTAATAGAAAAAAAGCAAGAAATGGACAAGGTAAACAAAACAAAATCATTGATTTTACTAATATGTAAAAAGATGGCTCAGAGTAATAATTTAGGATCAGTTTTGCTAAACAAAACTCTTTATTACATTGACAATATTTCCTACTTAAAGACTGGCAAAACAATATCTGGCTTTTCATATGTAAAGCAAGCACAGGGACCTACTCCTTCACCTCATCAATTTATGCCAATAAGAGAAACTCTAATTTCTAATGGTGAAATAGAAATAAATGAAGTTGAGTCATTTGGGTTTACTAGAAAAGTGCCTGTTTGTAAAAGTGAACCTGAATTAACCCACTTCAAGAAAACTGAATTAGAACTAATAGATAATGTAATTAGACAATTAGAGTCATTTAATGCTACTACCATAAGCAATATATCTCATTCAGAAATATCATGGGAATTAGCGGATAAAATGGAGGATCTTCCTTTTTATACATACTTGTTAGATGAGGATGAACTAAACGATAGAGATATTAAGTGGGCTCAAGAAACTTCTAAAAAATATGAAGCTAAGATCTGTAGTTAAGAATGAAGATTATGAAAAATCTCTGTCGGAAATAGAAAAAGATTACCCTAGGGTAAGAGATTTTGAACAAGCAATTGATTGGGCGCTAGCAAGAAATCCTAATAGGTTTAATAATTTAAACAATGGATATTATTTGTACAAGCAAAGTAGGAATATAGATGTTCCCATACCTTGCATGAATGTTTTATATCAAGTTTCAGAAGATGATAATGAAGTTATTATTATTGATATTTCAATATGTGACTAACCCATATCATACCCATCAAACTTAGTTTCACTAACTGGCTGTCCTTGTTCATCCACAATATCCTCAGCACCTGAATAGGCACTCTCATCTACCAATAAGCAAGTAAAGCTTTGTCTATAAAGATTTTGAGCACTTCCTGTATCAATTGGAGCTATAGAAATTCTGCTCATTTCACTGTAAGTGTCTCCATCACTTCCATGTAGAAGTTTATTCACCTGGCTCAAGCTATCCATAAAATCAACAGCATCACCCTGGTTAAAGCTGCCTTGGTTGGTATCAGCAAATGTCTCATAGAATAAATAGACATCTACCTGCACTTCCATCTGCTGCACATCTTTATGTGAATCATTGATCTGTCTGCTTCTAAAGCTTAGGAATAGTGCAGGAGCTGGAAATGGATGTTCATCCTCCAGAAAATTCACTTGATTGTGCCATAAATCTACCCATTCAATACTATCAATTGCAGATAGTTTATCTGCCAATTCCAGATATATTTCTTTCCAGTTTTCCATTGTGGTTTAAATTAGGTTTAACATTATGTTGAAAGGCTTTTAAACCTTCTTAAAATTTCATTTACTGCATGTGCATCCAGCTGAGCTTTGAAGTGAACACTGTCTCCCATATATTGCCTTTTGGGCATCTTAATGGTCATTTGCTCTTTATTTGTCAATGCCATCCATTTCCATCTTTCCTGACCAGTAACTTTGAACATATACCAGAAGTATTTTTTCATCTTATCGGTTACTGTCACTTTTATAATACCTCCTTCATTATGTATAGCAGAATAAGGCTCATCAGAAGTGAAAACAACAGTATTATTCTGAATCTCAGAATTGATTCCATTAAAGAGAGCATTTGTCTTTCTAAGTAAACCATACCCATCATCCTGTTTCTTTTCTTCCCAGGGTTCAAATGATTGATCTATGAAGCCTTCATCTTCAAAATTGGCATGTATAAAGTCCATGCCCATAATCTCAGCATCATCCATGAGATCCTTCTTAAGTATCTTGGCCATTTTCATGAAGTCTGGCACCTTGTTGATTTTTCCAGCCATTTATGCTTATATTTGTATTCGAGGGCGGTTCTGCCAACCTCAGCCCCAAAGGGAGATTCCTGCTTGCAGTGGTCTCCCTTTGGTGTTTTAATCCCTCCATAGTTTTATCAATAGTGGTATTATCTCACTCTCTAAATTCATACCTCTGCTAATTTTAGCAGATCTATCCTTGTACAGGAAGTAAGTATGATCATTCTTTTTCCTGCCTGCAGTGCTGGATTTGAATTCACCATTCAATTTGTTTCCTACTGCCTCAATATCTTCCCTGTTTAAATTATTATCCAGGAAGTCAAATACCAGGAAGCTTTCATCATAGTCTCTTAGCTGTCCTGTTTTTTTATACTTATGCTTAAAAGCATGAGCAATAGATTGAGCTCCTTTGGACTCATACCTATCTCCAATTACTCCATTTATAATGTATTCAGGGCTTTTCCTTTCTCCATAGGTAGGTAGCAGCTCTATTTTACTCTTAGGGTATTTATGGGCAATTACTCTAGCTGCAGAGAGGTTTTGAGTTAGCTTATCAAACTCTCCAATATCATGGAATGGACTCACATAGATCTCGCTTCCATTCTTATAGCTTTTTACCTTTTCCAATTTGGCAAACTCCCTTACATTGTCTGGTACATTCCTTTTAATACCCAGCTCACTGAGCATTGAATAATATGGATGCTTATCAGGAAGTGCAGTGGCTGTTTTACCAGGGTTGTACCTGAAATATTTAGGTACAGTTTTATCATCAGGAGTTGGAACATTTGTCCCATTTGGTTTTTTATCAGTCTGTCTTACATAGCATCTGCACCTCCACCCATTTGGTGCAAAGTAAGTGTCCCAAAATGGATGGTTTATTGGCCTGATAATACCATCAAGAGCTGCATGTTCATCTCTTACCTTATCATCACCTACAGTCTTATATTCAAGGTATGGGTATCTATCAGCTCTTCTTTGAATGTCCTGCCATTTCCTGGAACTATTGGCACTTGCTTTAGCTGTTTGCCATTCACTCTGTAAGTGATTGACATTGTACTCCTCATCAATTTCCAGAGCTGAATTCTTGAAATCATTCCAGGATCTAAGAATACCACTTTCATCAGTTATCTGATCAGCAAGCTTGTGTTGGAATACAATGTTTTTGGCTGAGGAGAAAATGAAAGCATTCTGCTTCATTCTCATTTTCATGCTGATATCTTCAGGAGTATAATCTATCCTGGTATAGCCTTCATCAATAGCCTCACTAAGCTTATTACCAGTTTTAAGGATGTAATCCTTATTGAGATCAGTAGGCTTTATTTTGCCATCATATAAATCCCTGGCAATTTTATCAATAACCTTACTCCAGCCATCCATTTGAATGGCTTTTGGCTCTGGTAAAGTATCTATCTCAAAATGAATATCACAGCATTGTGCAGTATAATAATCATTGATCTCAGCCCTTATGAGATCCCACTGGACTTTTTTTTTACACTTGCTGAAGGATCATTCCCAGGAGGGTTGGATCCAGTGTTGTTTTTTTGTTTCAGGATTGGATAACCTGTCATTTTCTTAACCTCTTCTGGATCTAGATCAAACTCCTTGGCAAGCTCTGTAATATGCTTAATAGTTTGTTCCAGTGTAAGGTTTTCAGTTTCATCCCATTCAAAGGTAAGATTGGCCAATGGTGCATATGCAGGGCTAAGGTTTACCAGGAATGGAATCAATCTATCATTTACCAGGTATTGAATTACAAACTTGTCATACCAATGTCTGTCATTGAATGTGTCCTGGTGAACTTTTGCAGCTCCTACAAATGCTTTCTCATCAACTGTACCAATTGCCCCTGCAATTCGCTTAGTAATTCCATTTTGCATTAATTCAATGAACTCCTTAAATACCTTATGAGCATCAGTACTAGGAGGAGGCATTATCTCAATTTTCTCTTGGCCTCTGAGTACTGCAAACTGATTGCCAATCATTTCCTGCATCATATCATAGAGCTCATCAAATCGCTCATCATCTTCCCGATCGGTTATAACCCATCTAGGTGGCACTCCATATTTTTCAATGTAATCCAACCAGTTACCCCTGGCCTTTTTAAGGAAGAGTACAGCAACTGCTAGTTTACTCATTACACCTAGTTCATCATCTTCACCCAATTGCATGTAGTACTTGCTAAGTGATCCTTTGTCATAATTCCATCCCTTTTCAGAATCAGCAGAATTTTTCAGAATGAGTTTCTTCTTGGGGTTAATATGACTGTCTGGAATAGCTTTGATTTTTGCCAGCTCTAAGTTTTCATCCAAGTGCTGCATTTGCACCACTTTAGTGCCAGAAAGCTGTGGTCTTAAAGCATACCCCATCCATTCCAGAAACCAAGGTTTTTTCAGAAGTTTCACAGCCTCTTCATCTGCTTCCCCATTCTGATCAGTTGTTTTAAAAGGAGAACCCTTAATTTTCAATTCCCTGTTTTCCCATACTGTCATAAGGTGATCGTCAAGCTCACAGGATTTATGAATATCACTTAGTAGTTTTCTATTTGGGGTTTTAGGATCTGTAGCTGAAGCAATAGCAAGCCTCCAATCTTCCAGGTTAAAGACCATTGGTAAATGAGCTTCATGCTCAATCTCTCCATTGATATCTTTGCCTTGAGTTCTTACTTTTCTCATGGCAGATTCTACCCAGAGTACTTTGTCTGGCACATAGCTCAGTGCTTTTGATACTATTTTATCTTTCCAACTCATTATAAGTAGTGGTTTTTATTCGAATTATTCCCCCAAATGGCAGACCTTAAAGGCTTATCATCTGCACCAAGCTTTATAGGAAGATTGGTAGGGTTTTCTTTTCTCTCTCTCACAAGCTGCAGCCATTCTTTTGCCCACTTGTAATTTTCTCTGATGTCACTTGGAATCTTTCTGGCTTTGTTTCTGCCAAATAAATCTCCTAAAAGCAAGAAGGATAATACTTTCACAATCAATGGATGCCTTCCTAAATGATCCTCTTCATATCCTAAGCCTTGGTAATCTGCAGTATTGAAAATCAGCTCCACATTATACCTACTAGAAAGCTTTGATTTTATAGTTGATATATTTTGCAATTCCAGCTTTTCTAAACTATCCAGATGATCTTTAGAGCTTTGATCTATATATCTCTCATAACTATGAGTTACCAGGTCATTTTTTTCTAAGAATATCATTAGGCTATATTTTTGCTTTCTACCCTGCCCACTTTAGGCTTTCTGGTTTTCTTTCCTATAATTATGAATTTGCTCAAGTGACTTATTGCTTGCTGATCAGCATCAGGAGCATCATCATGGTTGTTGTTACCAGGTTCAATTCCATAGAGCTGCTGCAGTCCTTTTTGAGTATCATTGTGGCTTTTCAAGTCTTCATTGTAGAATACTCTTCCATTTTGATATAAGGCTTCTAATCCAGCAATTATCCTGTCAATCTTTTTGGTTTTGGGTGTGTCAACCATAGTGATAGGGAGTTGAACACCTTCCTCTTCCTCCACTTCCTTTATGGTTCTTTTTACTTCATCATTCCAAAACTGGCTTTCAGCTCTCCAGTGAATGACTACAGTGTCTGGAGTGGTTTTGTGTTTGTGAGCAATCCATCTAACAGCTGGCTTCATCTTTGTCTGCTTCACAAAGCAATCGATTAGGTAGAAGTTATTTTTATAAAGCCCCCAGATCCTCACTGCATTATAATCTGATGTAGGATTTCCTGCATAGGCAATATCCCAATGGGCAACTATTGTTTTAAAGTGATTAAGAGGTGGAAGTTTAGTCCATTGCACCAATTCAGGCTTGAATATTTTACCCTCTATTTTGGCAATATGGCAATACTCAGCATGGGCTGTGGAGATGCCCATTTTTTTCTCTTTCTTTTTATAATATTCAGGTGTATATTTTGATGGCCATGCTGGTTCATAAGTAGATGTGTTGTAAGCTATAACCTCATCAACATGCCAATCAGGGTGTCTTTCAGCCAATTTTCTCATTATCATTGATGGTGCAAACCAATTATTTGAGAGAATCATCCTTTCATAATTACCATCCATTCTTCCCAATAACTCACCTTCAATCCACTCTACACCTTCATCTTGTATTCTCTCGTTTCTAACAGTTTGTTTAGTCTCAAGATCATCTAGATTAAATAATGTAGGTCTTAAATTCTTGACTCTTAAACCTCTTGTTGACTGTCTAAAACCAATTGCTTGGCCTATAAAACCTCCTCTAGTTTGAAAAAAACCATCTTCCCAAGTTCCTAATTGTTTTTGCTCACCAAAATCATGAATGATTTTAGGATTAGCTTCAAATTCTGCTCTAATATCATCAAGAAGTTGTTGAGCTCTTTTTTCATTTTGTCCAACAACAACTAAATAAACTGGCTCATCACACAGCCACAGCATAAATGGTACAAAAATATTATTCAGTACTGACTTAGCTAAGCCAACTCCCCATTTACAGAAAGCAATAAGCATTGGGTCTCTTTTAACCCTTTTCAGCCATTTAATCTGAAAGTCTGCACTTTCACAGTCTGCATATTGAGGAAAGTAATAGTTTATCATAAACTGAGGATCCTTCTTTGCTCTTTCTATTCTGGCAATTTGCTCCTCCTTAGTTTCATAAGCATTTGCAGACCCTGCTTGTCTTGCAATAGCAAGCTTTTTTAGATATTGATCTTTAGCTTTTTTATCCTGCTGCTTCATTATCCTATTTCCTCCGCTTTTCTATGCACATGCTCATCCTGAAAGTCTAGTGTTTCCAT